TGGAATTTGACGAGGCTCAAAACGCCAAGACTGTCAAATACATGGAGGAGGCCCAAATGTTTGGCCCTCAAGACCCAAGCAAGCCGTCCGGCGATTACTGGCGTGGCCTTGCCACCTACTGGCGCATCTCCCCAGATCAAGCCAAGCGTATGTTGTGTTCTAACTGCGAATACGGTGACGATACCCCAGAAGCCAAAGAAGCCTATGGTGACCAAGCCGTTTACTGCACCAAGTTTGAGTTTGTCTGCGGTGAAGGCAAGACTTGCAAGCGTTGGGAACACGGCGAATCTGAAGGAGACTGAGATGGGCACTACCAACCAAAAACCAATAGCTTTTAAGGAAGCAAAAAAGCTGGCGGCGCAAGCCCGTAAGGAAGCACAAACCAAGGGCGCACAGTCTATGTTGATGAAATTTTCTAAACCAAAGGGTAAAAAATGAGCAAAATTCAATTTGATGAGAATGGAAACCCTACAACTGTTTTTGCTCTGGGTACAACCCAAGTAATGACTGTTACTACCTCTAGCGCACAGTCAACAGCCGTTGCTGCTGGTTGCACAATCGTCCGCTTGTCTACAACTGGTGTAGGGCATTTGCATTTTGCTACTGGCTCCGATCCAACCGCATCGTTGACAACAAGCCCACATCTGCCACCTAATTCTGTTGAGTACATCAAAGTTAATGGCGGCGATAAAATTGCCGTGATTCGTGCTGGTACAGCAGTTGATGTTTCTATTACTCAGGTGGTTTAACATGAATCTCACTAAAGCAGCCAAGAAAATCGGCAAAGTGATGGGCGAGTACAAAGAAGGAAAACTCAATTCTTCTTCTGGCCAAAAGGTCAAAAGCCGAGATCAGGCAGTTGCAATCGCTATGTCTGAAGCAGGTCGTTCTATGCCCAAGCGCGGAAGCCGCACAGCAACCAATCGGAGCAAGAAATGAAGGGCCTCTATTCCAATATTGCAGCCAAACGTGACCGTATCGAAAAGCAGAAAGAAGCTGGCAAGACCCCAGAGCGCATGAGAAAGCCTGGAACTAAGGGTGCGCCAACTGCTGCTGCTTTCAAGGCTGCGGCCAAAACTGCCAAAAAATGACAGCCGCTTGGACTCGCAACGAAGGCAAGAACCCAAAGGGTGGCCTGAACGAGAAGGGCCGCAAGTCCTATGAGGCTGCGAATCCCGGTAGCAATCTAAAGCCGCCAGTTAAATCTGGCGACAATCCTAGAAGGGCATCATTCTTGGCCCGTATGGGTAATATGCCGGGGCCAGAGCGTAAGCCAGATGGAAGCCCAACCCGATTGCTGCAAAGCCTTCAAGCATGGGGAGCAACTTCAAAGACAGATGCCAAGGCAAAAGCCAAAGCTATTTCAGAACGTAACAAAAAGAAGTAAGATTCACAATCAGCAGATAAGTCTGCACTAACCTTCACCAACCTACGGGAGTGAAACAAGATGAATAAATTACAGAGCGACAATTCTGCAAACTTAACCAACCGTGGTCGAGGAAGGCCACCAGGAAGCGTTAATAAGGCCACCAAGACGTTTAGAGAGACTGTTAGTAGGTTGCTAGAGGATAACGCTGAAAACGTCTCTAAGTGGCTTACAGAGGTTGCCGAGGGAAGTGTCGAAAAAGAACTGAAGGCAGACCCCAAAGCTGCTTTGACTTTGCTGGCTCAGATGGCTGAATACGCCACTCCTAAACTTAACCGCACTGAAGTAACTGGTGACGGTGGTGGGCCAGTAGAGGTATCGGGCATTTCAATCAAGCTGGTTCGCCCTGATGGAACTTGAGCTAGATTTTCCTGAGAAGCTAGATTTCCTGTTTGAGCCGCACCGATACAAGATTCTCTACGGTGGTCGAGGCTCGGCTAAGTCTTGGTCGGTGGCCAGAGCATTGATTGCCATTGCGGTACAAAAGCAAACCAGGATACTTTGCGCCCGTGAATTGCAGAACTCCATCTCTGATTCTGTGATTGCTTTGCTTGGCGACCAGATCAAGCTGATGGGATTGGAATCCTTCTTTGACGTACAGCGCACAGCTATATACGGTCTAAATGGCTCAGAGTTTAGTTTTGCTGGCCTGAAGCACAACATCACTTCAATCAAGTCTTTCGAGGGCGTTGACATTTGTTGGGTGGAAGAAGGCCAAGCGGTGTCTAAGGTTTCATGGGAGACTTTGATACCTACCATCCGCAAACCGAACTCTGAGATATGGGTGACGTTCAACCCTGACCTGGATACTGATGACACTTACAAGCGGTTTGTTGTAAATCCACCACCAACGGCAAAGGTTGCAAAAGTCAACTGGTCTGACAATCCTTGGTTCCCTGATGTGCTGAAGGACGAGCTAGAAGACCTGAAAGACCGCAATGTCGATTCCTACCTGAACGTCTGGGAAGGGCATACACGGCAAATGCTGGATGGCGCTGTGTACGCTAACGAACTAAGACAAGCCCAGGAAGACAACCGCATCCGAGACTTGACCATTGATAAGTCAATTCCTGTGCAAACCTTCTGGGACTTGGGATGGGCTGATATGACCTCGATTTGGTTTGTCCAGGTTATCGCTGGCGGCGAGATTAGGGTGATTGATTTCTACCAGAACTGCCAAAAGACCATTGACCACTACGCCCAGGTATTGCAAGACAAGGGTTACGTTTACAAGGATTGGTGGTTGCCGCACGATGCCGAGCATAAGAATATGACGGGCAAGTCGGTCAAGGATATTCTGGAGGCAATGGGTAAGCCAATCAGAATAACCCCAAAGTTATCAGTTGCTGATGGAATCAACGCTGCTAGAACGCTGATGAACCGGGCTTTCTTTGATGAGACAAGATGCGCTGATGGCTTGCAGAACCTGCGGCATTATCGTTACGATGTAGACGCGAACACTAAGATGTTCAGCAACAAGCCATTGCACGACCAACATTCTCACGCTGCTGACGCTTGGCGCTATGTTGCGGTGGGTTTGGACGAAGGTATAAGTGGTTGGGGCAAAGCTATTAACAAAACTCCTAAATGGGTGGTCTAAATGTTCATGATGAAACAAGGTGATATTACTAACGCAAAGCGGGTGGACGCACTTGAAAAGCGTATAGAAATGCTCGAAACTGTGGTAAAGGCGTTACAATTGGCTGAACGCCCAAAGATCGGGCGACCAGCAAAGGCAAAAGATGAGCCAGTACGAACTTAAAGCCGCAGTCCAAGCCGCGATTGACGATTCAATTGGCTTTATTGAAAGCGAAACAGTTGAGCAGCGTAAGCAATCACTTCAGGCTTATTTGCGTCAACCCTATGGGAATGAGGTTGAAGGTAAGTCGCAAATCGTTACGGGTGAAGTTGCTGAAGCGATTGATGGCGCGTTACCTGCACTGATTCGCATCTTTACTGGCTCTGACCAGATTGCTGTTGCTGACCCTGTTGGCCCTGGTGATGAGGCTGGCGCAAGACAAGCCACTGATTACTTGAATCACATTTTCCTGAAAGATAACCCCGGCGTTATCATTTTGCATAACTGGTTCTTTGATGCCTTGCTGCAAAAGAACGGTATTGTTAAGGCTGTTTGGGAAGACAAGAAAGACGTTACCAAAGAGACTTACGAAGGTCTGACAGATGACGAACTGGCCATGCTGTTGCAAGATAGCGACATCGAGGTGATTGAGCAAGATACAGTAACAAGCCCCATTCTTGACCCGATGGGCAACCCTGTCTTTGACGAGATGGGCAAGCCAGCCACTTACGGCGTTCATGACGTTGTTGTCAAGAAGAAGACTGATTCTGGCAAGGTCACGATCTCCAACATCCCGCCGGAAGAATTCCTGATTGCCAAGGCTGGCCGCACTATCACTCAATCGCCATTCGTTGCTCACCGCCGACAAATCACCCGCAGCGACCTGATCGCAATGGGCTTTGATGATGAAGTGGTTAATGGCTTGCCAACTGGTGATGCCCTTGCCTACACCCCAGAGCGCGTGGCTCGATACTCTCCTGGCGAACAGCCTTACGACACCGAACCCGCTGATTCCGCAATGGAAGAAATCGAGGTGTTTGAGTGCTACATTTACTACGATGCTGATGAAGACGGTATCGCTGAGTTGCACCAAGTGTTTTACGCTGGCAACGAGATTCTGAGTGACGAAGAAACCGACTACGTTCCTTTCTACTCAATCTGCCCTCTGCCAATCCCGCACAAGTTTTACGGGAACTCACTGGCAGACCGCACTGTTGACCTGCAACTGATTAAAACCACTGTTACCCGCCAGATGCTGGATAACATGTATCTGACAAACAACGCCCGTGTTACGGCTGTTGAAGGCCAAGTTAACCTTGATGACCTGCTGACATCTACCGCTGGTGGCGTTATCCGCACCAAGTCGCAAGGCGCAGTCCAGCAGTTGCAAGTGCAAAACATGGCCTCGCAGTCGTTCCCAATGCTGCAATACTTGGATTCTGTCCAGGCCAAGCGCACAGGCGTGACCGAGTTGTCGCAAGGTCTGGATGCAAACATCCTGCAAAACGTCACCGCAGCCGCTGTTGCTTCTATGCAACAGTCTGGTGCTGGCAAGATGGAACTGATTGCTCGTATATTTGCCGAATCGGGTGTTAAAGAACTCTTTGAAGGAATCTTGCACCTTGTCAGCAAGTACCAGCAAAAAGAGCGAATCGTTCGATTGCGCGGAACTTACATCACTGTTG